CCACGTTCACCTATTCGGCAGCCACACAGGGCTACAACCTCGCCTCAGATGTCCTAGCGGTACACCGGGTGACGTTCACCGACGAATCTTCGGACAAGTCTGAACCTGAGGTTCGCCGCTGGTCGCTGCGCCGCAACCGGGACACTTCAACATTCGCATCCGGGGTAGCCCTGGTGCTAGCCGACACCCCGACCTCCGGTCAGACGGTGCGGGTCGAATACAAGGCACCGTTCGCCACCCTGCCCTTGCCCACCACAGCGTTGACCGACACGGGCCTGCACACGCAGGCATACGACCTGCCCCCCATCGGGGCGGCGATGGTGCTGATGACGTTCAAGCCGATAGCCCGCGAGTCGATCACCACGCAAGCACCGGTCAGACGCTCCGAAGAAGTCCCATCGGGGGCCATCTCAGCGTCTATACGCGACCTGCGGTTCCGACGCCAGGAGAGGATCGAAGCGGAGAAAGCCCGGCTTTCGCAGCTTTACCCGACCCAGTGGCTTCGTAGCGGGGAGTAGCCGATGGCGGTTACACCGCAGTACGACATTTCGATTGACGGCCGTGGATACCTAGTTGACTACAACTCGTATCGCCGTCGCACCACCCCGGCGCAGAAGGAGCAGCGGGACACCAGCGAAGACGTTGGTGAGAACACGCTGTCCAACGTCGGCCAGTGGACACGCTCACAAACCGACTGGTCGCACGGTGCCGGCCAGGAACATTACGACCTGGCTGACTCTGACCGCCGCAGGTTCTACACCTCGAAGAACATCGACATCTTCACCAAGGGCCGGTTGACGATGTGCAAGGCGTTGGAAGCCAAAGTATCCGGGTCGAACTCGAACCTGTACGCCCGGCTCGTCAACGCCGATGTCTTCTACTACTCGGACGGGTCGGACCTGAAATATCACACGAACCCGAACGGCACAGCAGCCCCGGTTTTTGTTGTCACCCCGATGGGTGGCACGATCACCGACTGGACTTCCGATGGGACCAGCGTGTACGCCACGATTGGGTCAGCCGTGAAGAAGGCCACCGTGTCCAACACGACGACCGCTTCAACCATCGGATCGTTCGCCGGCGATGTCATCGAGTACGCCAACGGCCGGCTCCTGTCCTCTGACGGTGCCCGCATCGTGGAACTCGACTCGTCTGGCACGGTTTTGACCTTCGACAAGACCCTGGCTGGAACCTGTGTGGCTATCAAAGGCGGCCCGCAAGCCCTTTACGCTGCTTACAACGACAACGGGCAAGGCATCCTGTACGCGATAGGCGTGTCAGCGACCGACGGTTCGCTCGCCCACCCGGTGCCAGCCGGTGTCCTACCGGTCGGTGAAACATTCTCCGGGCCGTTCTCGATAGACACCTTCGGGGAACTGATGGTGGTTGGTACTTCTTCTGGTGTCCGCTTCGGGGTTATCAACACCAACGACCAGCAGTCCGTGACCTTCGGCCCGGTGATAGACGACGGCGGGAAAGCCCACTCAACGAGGATCTCCGGCCAGTACGCCTACTGGGGCACCTCTAACGGTGATACCTGGAAGGCTGATCTGACGATCTTCGTGGATACTCTGGTTCCTGCCTACTGCCGGTTCCTCGCCCACGACTCTGACTCTTACGGCAACGTCACCAGTATCGAAGTGTTCGAGAACAAAGTGCTGTTCACCGACAGCAACGGGGAGCTTTACGGGGAATCAACCGCCGGGGTTCTTTCAGCTAGCGCGGAACTGGTTTCCGGGGTGGTCACGTTCGGCACTTCGGCGCAGAAGGTGACCCGTGCCGTGTCCGGCCGGTTCGACAAGTCAACCGCTGGGTTGGCCGGGGCCGGTATCGACTACCGGACGGCCGGCCTCGACTACGCAGACGGCGACACCAACTACCGGGGTTTAGGCCCGGGCACCAATGGGACAACGACTCTCACTCTGGTCGATGAGGAAAACAACTCGACAGCGATGGTGTTGACCGGGACCGGAGCGGAGACTGCCTACACGGCGTCTGATCCGGCGTCGGAAACCTTCACCGTCACAGTCACTTTGGCTCGGGGCACGGACACGACGGTTGGACCCACGTTGGAACGCTGGTCTGTTCACGCCCGGCCGCAGCCAAAGAGGGTAGAAGAAATCATTGCCCCACTGGTCATTCAGAGCCGTGTTTCCACCAGTTTTGGTGCGGGTGCCCCATCCGGGGTTGATTCTCAGGTAGAATATCTGCATCTGCGCGACTTGGTTACCTCCGCACAGGCTGTCACCTTCCAAGAAGGAGACAGGTCTGAGACTGTCACCGTTGAAGATATTGAAATGTCTCCGATCCGGTATTCGGACGACGGGTCTTTCTGGGAAGGCATCCTTCTGTGTCGGATGCTGACGGTGCCGTAAGCCTCGCAGAGTTCACGGCTACGAAGCGCAACGCTGGCGGTGAACGGTGGAGCGACAAACTCCCTGAGAACATCAAGGCGCAGATCATGGCTTCCAACGCCGGGGCGAAAGTGATTGCCGACTGGTTGAACCAGATCGGGTACAAGGACGCCACCGCCGGGAAATGTCAAACCTTGGTAACAGAACGCTACAAGCAGCAGACTGTTGACTGAATCCCTAGACGAGTTCGTTGAACTCACCGCGCTGACCGGGCGCATGGGCCGGTTGGAAAACCAGGCGGTCAAAGCGAAAGCCGAGTTGGCTGTCGCCCGTGAACAGGTCAAAACGCTCACATCGGAGCGGGACGATCTGACCATCCGGGTAGACACCTATGAACTGGCCGCCGGGTTGGACCCGCCGAAATGGTTGACGCCGAAGCAGACGAAACGGTCGGCGGCAACGATTGTCGCCATGCTCTCCGACTGCCATTTCGATGAGGTCATCAAGTTCGAAGAAAACGGGTTGAACAAGTATGACCGTCGGATCGGTGAACTCGGGCTACGTCAGTTCGCTGAGAAAGTCGTTGAACTCTCACGGGACTATGTAGCTGGCGTGGAAATCGAAGGACTGGTGCTGGCGCTCGGCGGGGATCTCGTATCGGGAACGATACATGACCTCGCGCAACACAACGAGACACCGTATGCCCCGGTTACCGTCGCCCATTGGGCCGCGCAGGTGGCCGGGTGTGTCGATTTTCTCGCTGAACATTTCCCGAAAGTCCACGTTGTCTCGGTGGTCGGCAACCACGGACGGTTGACGATCAAGCCTCGCACAGCGGGCCGCGCCCGGGATTCGTGGGACTGGCTACTGGTACACTCGGCACAACAGGTAAGCGGTGCAGGCAACGTGACCTGGCAGATACCGGAGTCGCACGACTGCCTGTTCAGCGTTTATTCGACAAGGTTTCTTCTCACGCATGGTGACTCTGCGAAAGGAGGCGGCGGTGTTGGTGGGATCTGGCCGCCGATCAAACGATTGCAATACCGGTTGCAGGTGAACAAGCCTCACGACATTTTGATGATGGGCCATTGGCACCAGTTGGTGATGGCTGCGAGCGCCGGTCTGGTCGTCAACGGAAGCCTGAAAGGATTTGATAGTTACGCGGCGATAGCGGGGTTTGCCGCGGAGGTTCCACAACAGGCGTTCATGGTGGTGACGCCTAAACACGGTGTAAGTATTCAAGCTCCGATTCATGTGTTGGATCGGAAGAAGGAGAAATGGTAACGATGACATTCACAAAGGACATGATCGAACGACTGGTCGCCACGGCTTTGCAAAGCTTCCTGGCGGTGTTCGTTCTCACAGACCTGTCGAGTGCTAAGAGCGCCGGCATCGCGGCTGGTGCTGCGGTGCTGTCAGCGATCAAGGCGATGCTCGCCAAGCAGACGGGCGACAAGGCGAGCGCCTCGTTAGCGAACTGACATAGGGGCGGGGAGGCAGGTAAGGCTGCTGGTCACAGCCGGTGCCTGCGCTGGTGGTTCAAACGGGCAGCCTGCCCTCCCCCCCCCACGCTTCGGGCGAAGGCGTCTGCTAGGGTCGTGTCTCCAACTATCCCCTCTCAGGAGTCCCGATGACCGCAGAAACCCTCACCACGACCACTTCTTTGGGCAGTTGCCCTGTGAGCGGAAGCCACGATTATCCGTGCCATTTCTGCGGGGCACCGATGCAACGATCCGGGTCGTGCATGGTTTGTGCAGCGTGTGGTGAGACAAGCGGATGCTCCTGAACTGCCCCCATACTTGACTCTGACACAGGAGTTCCCTATTCTTGTAGGACAAGCAGCACGACTGCACCACAAGAGAGAGGGATACTGTGCAAGAATCAGAAGGCGTCATCCAGGCGACCCTTGACCGCTTCCTGCGCGAAGAACGGGAACGCGAGGGGCCGCGGCCCACAGCTTGCGGGACTGCGCTCCGCGGATCGTCCGCTCATAACTGCGCCCGGCAACTCGGATTCGAGGTGGCCCGGGTGGCCGAATGTGAGCGTATGCCCTACGAGACTCTGCTGGCTTTCCACATCGGACACGCCATGCATGAACGGGTGCAGACGGGGCTTCACGCCTTGTGGCCCGACTTCCAATCCGAGGTCAAATGCGATTTGCGGCCATTCGGGTACGACCTGTCCGGCCACGCCGACGGGTTGATGGTTGAAGGCAACAAGAGCGTGGTTGTCGAAATCAAGACGATGGGTGCGTTCCCTTTCAAGTTGGCGTTGAAAGGCGGCAAAGGTGAACCGCCCGGCCCGAAGATCGAACATCTCCTACAGAGCGGCATCTACGCGGCTGGCTTGCAGGCCGACGGTGTTTGCCTCGCCTACATATCGAAGGAAACAAGTTACCGGGACGG